GCTCTGTCATATCTCTTAAAGGCGCTGAGAGAAGTGCTGTGTTGAGAGGTCGAAGCTTAAATCACTGCATCCTTGATGAATTTAGCGAAATGCGTCCTGAAGTTTGGCATGAGGTAATTAGGCCATCATTGTCGGACAGAGAGGGTTCAGCTTTATTTATTGGAACTCCAAAGGGTCGTAATCATTTTTATGATTTATGGGCTAGGGGTGTAGATGGTGCTGATAACTGGCAAAGCTTTCAGTATACGACCTTGCAAGGTGGGAACGTATCAGCTAGTGAGATAGAACAAGCTCGATCTGATCTTGATGAGCGCACATTTGAGCAAGAGTATGAAGCCGCGTTTATTACCTATGCAGGTATTATTTACTGGGCATTTGAGCGAGCGCATTCTGTTGTAAAAGTAAAAGACGATGGTGTTTCGACTTTGCTTGTAGGCATGGACTTTAACGTATCGCCTATGAGTTGCGTGGTGATGATACGAAAAGGAAATGACCTTTTTGTAATTGACGAATGCGTTATTTACGGTAGCAACACACAACAAATGGCCGATGAGCTTAATCAGCGCTATCCGCATCGTCACATTGTGATTTTCCCTGATCCCGCAGCGCGTCAAAGAAAAACATCAGCCGGTAGTAAAACAGACCTTTCAATACTTCAAAATAACGGATTCCAAACAAGAGTTCGTAATAGTCACACGCCAGTGCGAGATCGCATTAATGCGGTTAATTCACGACTTAAAACAGGCAGCGGTACACGACATCTGTTCATTTCTGATAAATGCAAGCAAGTAATCAAGTCGTTAGAGCGGCAAACCTACAAAGAAGGCACTTCACAACCTGACAAAGACGGTGGGTACGATCACCTAAACGATGCTTTGGGTTATGCAATCGATATGTTATTCCCGGTAAGAACAGACTACAACACAGAACAGCCTACGCGGTGGACTTAAATGGCAGACATTGAACATACGCATATAGAATATGACCGTCACAAAGACGAGTGGGAATTTTATCTGCGCTCTTATATGGGTGGCGAGCAGTACCGTGACGGTTCTTATTTAACTAAATACGTCAATGAGGACAAGGATTCTTATAACCGTAGACTTGATCTAACGCCTTTAGATAACCACAGCAAGAACATCGTACACATATACTCAAGCTTTCTATGGAGAGTACCGCCAACAAGAGCGTTCAATTCTCTAGCCAATAACGTAGCACTACAACCGTTTTTACAAGATTGTGATCTTGAAGGGCGATCATTAAATACCTTTATGCGCGAGGCGCAAGTCTGGGCATCTGTATACGGTAACGTCTGGCTAATGCTTGATAAGCCTAAGTCTAATGCAGGTACAAGAGCTGAAGAGTTAGCGCAAGATATACGTCCCTATATTACTTTATTTACTCCAGAAAACGTCTTTGATTGGATGTGGGAGCGTACTCCTAGCGGTCGATTTAAGCTGACTTATCTGAAGGTAAGGGAAAGCATTCAGTACATCTCTGATACAGAGAAAGAGGTTTATTACCGAGTCTGGCGCGAAGATAGAATCGAGACTTGGAAAGTTGTCGCAGATGAAGATCGCATGATCGAGACGATGGATAATCCATTAGGCAAAATACCTGCTGTATTCCTACCTGCACAAAGATCAGTCACTAAAGGCATAGGCATATCTGATCTCTCTGATGTTGCTTATATGCAACGCGCTATATACCAAGAGCTATCAGAAATCGAGCAGCTTATACGTCTCACCAATCATCCAAGCCTTGTTAAAACCTTCTCTACAGATGCTAGTTGTGGAGCCGGGGCAGTGATTAATTTACCTGATGACATAGACCCTGCTTTAAAACCCTATCAGATGCAACCAAGTGGGTCTAATTTAGATGCAGTTAGAGCATCGATTACCGATAAGGTCGAGGCTATCAATAGAATGTCTCACATGGGCGCTGTTCGCGGTACTCAGGCAATGACTCAATCAGGCGTTGCTATGCAAACAGAATTCCAAATGCTAAACGCTAAATTAAGCGAGAAGGCAGACATATTAGAGTTAGCAGAGGAGCAGTTGTTTACTCTGTTCTGTGAGTGGCAAGAAGTTACCCCAGATGTTGAGATTTCCTATCCTGACGCGTTTGATCTTAGAGACTATGATAAAGAATTAGCCTTCCTACAAGGCATTAGATCAAGCGGTGTTCGATCTGTGACGTTAATGCAGAATATTGATATGCAGATTGCTGACCTTGTTCTTGATGATGAGGCACTTGCTAAAGCTCATAAAGAGATTGAAGAGAGTACAGCAGTGCTTGGTGACTTCTCTGATAAAACGCAGATATACAGCTACCACATTGATGCAGGTGTTGTAACGCCTAATGAGGTAAGAGAGAAGATTGGCTTGGAAGAGATCGAGGGCGGTGATGCTTTGATTGAGCCAAAGGAAGATGAAGGTTCTGAACTAGGTCAGTTCTAATGTCAGCAGAGAGCGAATACTCTGATCTCTTAGATCGGTTAGCTGACAAACACCAGGAGCGAATGGTCACAGCTTTAAAAGAGCTAGAGGAGCGCGTTGCTGAACTCATGGCAACTGCACCGATACGTGATGGGCAACTGTTTGACCTAGAGTGGGCAATCTCTGCAAGGGCCGAGCTTAGACGTTTAATTGATGATGTCTATTTAACAGAGGTTCAAGCAGCAGTTAGCCAGTATAGGAATGTCTCTAACTCAGCACTGGCGATGCTCAAGACATACGGTGACTTTACTCAAGTTGATGCCGCAGTCATTACACAGTTACAGCGATTATCTTTCCAAGGCTTTGAGGCGATGGCCGCAGAGTATTTAGATATCTTAGCCACAGAGGTTTATCAATCAACATTAACCGGGCGAGCGTTTAAAGACTCGGTTAAAAACCTTAGACAAAGCATTAACGGCATCTATATACAGAGTGACTCGGTAGAGGCTAATCGTTTAGTTGACATAGCCGCTAACGGTACAGCCGCACAAAGAGCCGCAGCAGTTGATGAGCTAAGAACGCTTTACGCTAGAGATAGGGCAGGGAATAACCTTAGACGCTATTCGGTTCAGATGATGCAAGACAGCCTCATGCAGTTTGACGCATCGATTAATACAGCGATAGGCAAAGAGTCAGGTGCTACCAAGTGGAAGTATTACGGCTCATTAATAAGAGACAGTAGGGAGTTTTGTAAAAAGCACGTTGGTAAGACGTTTACAAATGAAGAGATACAAGAAACGTGGTCGCAGAGTTGGGCAGGTAAAGCAGCAGGTGATCCGTTTATTGTCAGGGGCGGTTACAACTGCCGCCATCATTTCAGACCTACGTTTGAGGATTAGAAATGCCACACCATTATTTAAAGCCTAAAAAGAAAAAGAAAAAAAAGAACAGGTAAGATTTTTTAACTACTCGAAAGAGGTTCGTACACATGAGCGATGAAATCATGGAAGTAGAAAACGCTGAAACTGAGACAGCGGCAGTAGAAACTCAGGATAAGACGTTTACTCAAACTCAAGTAGACAAAATGATCGCAGAGAGATTAGCACGACAATCACGCAAGTTTGAAAACCAAATTGGTGGCATCAACTTAGATGAAGCCAAGCAGGTACTCAAAGAGCGAGAGGAGGCTAACTTACAGGCTCAAAAAGAGCGCGGTGAATTTGAATCTATCTTAAAGCAGACAGTAAGCAAGAAGGATGAGGAAATAAACGCATACAAGACAAAGTTGCATCAAACACTGGTAGACGGTGCTTTGTTGACAGCCGCATCGAGTAATAATGCTGTTAATCCTAACCAAGTCTCAACCCTACTTAAAAACCAAGTGAGGTTGTCAGACGATGGAACTGTTGAGGTATTAGATAGCAACTCTGTTGCCCGGTACAACGATAAGGGTGATTTGTTATCTGTTAATGAAGCGGTATCCGAATTTTTAACTGCAAATCCGCATTTTGTAAGAGCGACCCAAGGTGGCTCTGGAAGTATGGGCAATGCAGGTGGCTCCACACAGAAGCCTCCAACTGTGGCAGAAATGAACGAGAACTGGACAACGTGGGGCAAAGATGCCTACGCCAAACTTCAGGCCTCTAATAAACGATAGAAATATCTAAATCACACGAAACAGACCGCCTTTTGGCGGTTTTTTTTCGCCCAT